CACGGTGGCGGATGTCATCGACAAATCCACCAAGATTGTGAAGGACTTCTTCAAAGATGCGGACTTCAGTTCATGGGGCAAAACCATCAGCGGAGCGATTGACGTTGTCAAGTCATTCCTTGATTCGGCGCTTCAACCAATCCAGGACGCCATCGACGAAATGCAGGAAACCGGAATCCTTGATTTTCTCTGGAAGTCATTCAGCGAGCTTGGGGAAAACATCGGAAAACTGATTAAAAATATCAAGCCATTCACGGACTTCTTGGGCTGGCTCATCGGTTCCATTGTAGCCGAAGGCCTCAAAGATATCGCGTCAACTCTTGGCATTGTGTCCAAAGCACTTGGCACCTTTGTTGGTTGGATTTCGGATCTTGTCGGCGCCATTGGAAAACTCGGAGAGAACATTTGGAACTGGGTGAAAGATACGTTCTTTGGGTCAGCTGATGGAGCTTCTCACGACGGGGCCCAGTATGCAAGCTATGGCAATTATTCAAGCGCCTCAACCATCAACAACAACAGCTCAAACGCAGTACACATCAACATCAACCCAGCGCCGGGAATGGATGTGACAAGCTTAGCCCGCCAAATCCGCCACGAGGTGGAACTGGGATTAGCATAAGGGAGGAAAAAATGAGTGTTATCGTAAGAACACAAGGTGCGACACCGTACCGCCGGACTCTCTCGTCCGTGCTGGATTATCAACACATCAAGCAAACCCCACAGGAAACGAAGTTTTTTGTGGTAGGTTTCACGATCGGGGAAAATGCAGTGATTCGCACCGAGTTATAAGAAGGGAGGGTGAACCCCTCCTTTTTATTATGTCGGACAAAATGCACTTTTCATGATATAATAATAGGAAAGAACAGTACAAGAAAAGCAAAGGAGTAAGAGAAATGTCACTACGTATCTACGACATTATCGCCACCAACCCGGGGCAGGAATTGACATCCGCGAAAATTGTTGGCCATGAAACGCCATTATACACACCCAACAACCTCGGCGGAGGATACACCCGCAATGAAGCCGGACAGTTGGGGGTAGTCAATGGGCAAATCAGTTTCAAGATGATTTTTCAAACCGACATCGAAAGCACCGGCTACGAAAAATATTTAGATGTGGTGACCGCCTTATCGCAACGCCAGATGGTGTGGCTCCGTTATGCGGTCCCAACTCATGGCGGGTACACTTATGCTTACCGGCCGGGCTATGTCAGCGACATTACCAAAACTGAGGGCTCATATGCCCAAGCCTCGCTAATGGAAACTATCACCATTTCAACGGTTGGAGCTTGGCAAATGCTTTACACGTTCACCCAATCGGGCGCGGCTCGCTCACTCCATCCGGGCACAGCTCAAAACTTAAACGGTGATCATAAATTAAAAGTATTTTCGACCAATTACCCCGAAAACAACAAAGCCATGCCGTTTTCTTATCCTTACTGGTACGGGCAAATCATCGAGGAAGTCCTCCGCCGTGGGTCATGGTATAATAAATGGGGAAACGTATTGCAAAAAGGCTCGGATGTTTACGCCGTTTTTGCCGTTCATGCTCCGGGGCTAACAGTAAGCAATGAGGAAAAAATGGCCCTGTCTCAGCTCACCAGCTCACACATGATGCACCAAGCCACACACATTAAGGGAAACGGCTTTGCGTCAGCGCAGGAAGAAAAGGACACAAAAGACAAACTGGCCGACGGACTCGCCAAAATGAAAGGCGATCACGTAAAAATCAAACCGTATAATTTCAAAGCTTCCGTGCATAATTACACAGAGGACGACATCGACCAAAACGGCCCATTTGCCGGCTCTTACTCTTCTTATCTCCTAGTCGGTCACGCCAACAAAGGCGGGAGCGTAGCCATTAAGGCCCAACCAACAGACGTTTCCGTGAATCGCTTTGGGTTTGTTGCGTCCGGTGATATCATTATTGATACCGCACCGTGGGCCAATATTTACACGGTTGGCGGCTCATCCATTGGGGTTGATTTTTCCCACTATTCAAAAACGGGCGCCAACGTTGATGACGTCCTGGTATGTGATGGCGTTACATTATCCACCATTATTATGCGACGGGAGGTGCTCGCAATATGACAGTCCAAAAAATGGCCATGTGCGAGGTTTTCGAATCCAAGCCTAGCCTCTATTATTCCGATGATAACTTTTACCTCAACAAAATCGGCTCATTCGTGTCCAGTGATTATGATATTAATATAGGAACTTTAGCCAGCACGTCAAATGGTTCCGTAACTGCACCTAGTCAGCTCGCTCTTTCCCAACCCATCAAAATCGGGGACATCTTAAACGTAACTTTAGTTAACTATGAGCGCTCAGGCTTGCAAGTTGTGGCGCGTGGTTATGCGATTGATTTGCCGGGGGTTCATGAGTCCGTCATGGATGATCGCTCCTATTTTCAGCACGCTTTTGTAATTTCCGCCATGGACGGAAACCGGCTCGTGCTTGCCGATTACAACGAATATAACCACAGCTACGTTACGGTGGGTTATGTTGGGATGGTTGACAATGAGCCTACTCTCGAAGTCCTCAGCCTGTTATCCCGTCGAGATATGCGGGCGTTTAGCTGTAAATTGTACCCTTTCGGGGATAGTGACGGTGTCAAAGGCTACACGCCTTTTATGTACAACGGAAGCGACAACATTTACAAAACGCTCACCACTTCATTTTCGGATGACTTCACCAAAACCAACGTCAAGCCCTACGACGTTATCACCAAGGCTTTGAAAAACTCCTACTCCTACGACGGCGACAAGCGAAAAACCCAAACGCTAACCATGGGCGCTATCGTGCGCCATGACGGGCGCGGGTATTATGTTTTTTCATACCTTTATAACGGGGTAGACGGACGACCACCAAGACACAGCGTGAGAACGAAACCCGGCGCCAATATCCAACTACAACCCGCACACAATAACGCGGCCGCGACCATTTGGATTCAACCCCAAGACAACGGGGACGACTACGTGCGCGCGGGTGTTGTGATTGCAACGGCGACCGAATCAGGCGTAACTTACAAAACCATCGGACAAGTAACGGAAGCCGATTATACCGGCTATGGACTCACCGCACTTCAAACGGTGCTCGTGGGTTACGGCCAGTTGGTCGACCTCACACACGACAACCCGATCCAAAAAGCCAAAATGGACGAGCAAGCACCGGACAAAACCACCTACAGCGATGAGGCCCAGTATGAGGCCGACAAGAAAGCGTGGGATGACAAAAAAGCCCAAGTTGACGCACAAAACCAACAGGCGGAGGATTTCGACAAAGCCTTCAAAGACAAAGTACGCGAAGCGCTGGGTGATCCAATCAACCCACAAACCGCAAAAGAATTACTCACGGATGCGGTAACTGGTAAACCCGGCGAACTTGTGGAACTTGCGGGCGTTCAAGTTGACTGGCTCGGAATTGTTAGAAAAAATCTCTGGCGGGCTATGGTCAATTCACTAAAAGCCAGCTACACACCGGTCCAAATCGTGCTCGGTGAGTCCGACTTTTACGGAAACGCAACTTTTAGCGGTGATGAGCTTATCACGCTTTATCACACGACCCGCTTTGGGGCGTCCGTTGTTGGTGCCAATGCGTCAGTGGTGCAAACTAATTACACACCAAACGGGCGAAAGTATACCATAGAGACCCTGCCGTGGTATGGATATGACCCCGAACTCGGAGATTTTGCCCCGAAACCATTGATCCGTTAACATAGGAGGACGAAAAATGAAATTTAAAGCACGAATTTTACCCGACCACTTAAAAGCGTGTAACATTGGCGACGCCGTGCCGGTTATCGTTGAGCATAACTTATACGGCCGACGCATCGGGACCGCTCGCATTTTGGACCAGCATTTCGCACAATTGGAAAGCGATGAGCTAAACTTAGGCGACAAGCTCTCGGCGGGTTCCTTTGTGGTGGCTGATGGCCTTCACCAAGTGCGCGAGGTGTCGCTGACCAAATCACCAAAATACAAAACTTGCGAGGTAATCGACTATGATCGCACCGATGACATTTGACACGGTCGGAAATGATGAAAACCTGACCTGGGCGCGTGATGATGCTTCCGTAATGGATGCCATTATGGGGGCACGTACTGGGTCAAACCTTGAGGACTCATCAATCCGTAATGAAGCCGAAATCGTCGGCCGTGGTTCCTCGCCCATGTGCGTAATGGACCTTGACGGGTACATTTTAAGCAATGGAAAAACCGTTATCAATCGGGCCCGTGGATATGTAGCGGGGCGGTATTTGGAAGTAACGAATGAAGTGGCGGGAACGTTGGACCCAAAAGCGGGCGTCGGAATCATCACGCTCAACGCTTGGAGCTATCCCGAAGAGGACCTGGTCACGATCCCTGGTCGTCCATACGTCGGACAGGATGGATACAAACCATCTATCAATGACGTGAAACGCCAACCAAACGAGCGGGGCAACTCGGGTATTTATGCGTCCATCTTGGTTTATTATGCACCAGTGACTGGCGCATCTTCACCCCTTTATCTCACACCACGAGACAGCACCCAAACATCCGCCGACGTCACCAACATTCGCAACCCTTATACCTTCGTACCTTCTCCGCAGGGTTGGCGCTGGTCATCTCTTGTCATTGCACCGACCGGGGCAAAAGTTGCCCATAATGGCGACAACCTACCCGGACAGGTGGCGACCTATGTGACAGGCGACAAAGACACCGGCTGGTGGGGTTTGGTACGAAGTGACATCGAAAAATTCACCTTTGATAATAGCGTGACAGGTTACACCCCCTACCATGAAACGAGGGCCATGTCTGACAGTATCCCCGCCATTTTGGCCTATGGGAATATCAACACCATGAGCGAGGACCCAATGTTTCGCAACTACAAAGCCAACCTCGCCACGGTCATTGGCTCCCGTTTGTTTGGTTTGATTTCTCGCGACGCGGTAGATCTCAACTACAACCCGACGCTTTCGGATTGGTACGGCCTCGCGTCTTATGTGTACGCAAACAGAAACGTCCAACAACTGGACCGAGACAGTGACGAGTACAACCACTACCAGCACCCGGTGAGTTTGTCCGGTGTGTCTATTACCGTAACCAACACCGGAGGCGGTAGTGGCTTGCGTGGTTTTGATGGTAAAGCCCGGTGGATTTCGGGGCCTTCCGCTTCATCTTGGCCGACTACGGTCGCCAGTGGTGGATCTTTGACCATGTCGGGGATTTTGGGGGATTTACACGTGGATGACGTTTTCGTCTCCGTTTCCAATATCACATACCTCACAGGTACCGAACTTTCCTCGATGTCCGGCCACAATTACGTACCAACACACCGAAGCGCACCTTTTGGCTTTGTCAATCGATACACTGACAAGTGCTATGCAAAAGTGACACTCTCGGCCCGTATTCCTTACGCTACTTATCAGCTGAGCGTGGGAACCGGTGATGATGCTCACCGAGCTTATGGTGGCGATTATCCAGCGGGTGATGCCATTTATGATTTTGACGTGGTTTATGTCGTCCCGCTTTGGGCCTTCTCACACCTCATCAAAAAAGGGGACGCCTACCAGTCAGATATCAACATTGCAACCGCTGACGATTTCAAACGGGCGGTGGCTGAAGTCGGAAGCGATGAAAAAACGGTACTCACGCGTTTTCTTACTCCGCTTGTGGGTACGCAAATGCTTTTCGGCCACTACCTTGCACACCGTGATGAGTGGATGGTGTATTTTCTCGCGGAATTCAACAAGGCACTCCACTCTGGCAACATGTACACCGCGGAGTGTGCGCACATCATGCCGGGTATCGTGCAGGACGCACACCCGGCGACATAAGGGCGAGCGCTTACTATATTAATCACTTAATATATTAAATTTCAGCCCTCATATTAATCACTTAATATATTAACTTCTAAACCGAAATGAAAGGACAATATCAATGACGATTAAAGCTTACACTTTTGAATCTAAAGCCAAACCAGGGAAGGACAAGGCGGGCCAATTGGTACCGTATGAAGCCAAGGTGGACGCACGAATCCGCCGTGATTGTTTTTTAGGTTTTGGTGATGTCATCTGTAACGGTGACCGGGACGGGTACATCCAAAGCACAGCATCGGGCACCATTGGCGGACCCGTTACTTTTACCATTCGTGACTCCGTCACTTTCCTAGCCGGTGGCCGTATGTTTTCGGCACCCGGTGAAACCTACACGGTAAACACTCGCAAAACTGGCGACGGCGTCGGAATTGGTGAGCTGTACTTCCACATCCACACCAAGAGCGGGTCCGGTAAATACGTTGAGCGCGTGGAGGAATTACCCGAGCGTGACCAAAACGACAAAAAGCAAAACTGGGAAGGCGAATCTTTCTTTTCCGTTTATCACCTCCTTTTCGTGCAAAGTGACAAAGGCTTGAACGTTTACCCAGTGCCCGGACAAACTGGCCACGTTTGCGCCGGTGGTTCTATTAACATCAGCCAAACCGGGGTATCTATGGACGGCACCGCGTCACCTTATCGTGGGCAAATGACCAAAGCCGGAGATTTACGCCTCACCATGCGCGGGGACGAATACACGCTCACCGGTCGTACTGGTTCTTTAGTTATGCGTGATGGGGCCATTCTCTTTTCTCCAGTGATAGGTGCACCGTATAAATTAAGCGTGACATCTGGAACGGCTACCATTTACACCCGCGGCTGGGTTGGTGTTGGAAAAATGGTGACTGCCAGCGATGGGTACAATTTCAAAATTGAGGAACTCCAAACCATCATGGGCACCAAACCCGACGGGGCAAACATTGACGCAAGCTCCATCCTTGCAACCTTTACCGGGTCGTGGACTTACTCATAAGATAGGCTTTTCAGGTGGGTATATTATACCCGCTTTTTTGTTTTCGGGGTGGGTATATTATACCCGCGGGGCGGTTCTTCCTGTGGGTATATTATACCCACCTTTTTTTTTCGTCGGTGGGTATATTATACCCGCTTTTTTTTGTTTGGTGGCCTGCTTGAAATGGTGTATATAATAGGAAGAAAGTTTGCGAAAAATACCCATCTCACAGCCATCAAAGCCTTGAGGCTCTAGGTGTTGCGGGATTTTTAAAGCGTGCATTTCATGGCGTGGTATTTACTCCCCGATTTCTCCCGAATTTGCCCGATTTCGTCCGGATTTTGAAAAATTTACGATTAAAATCAAATTTTAGGCGTAAAAGGCTTGCATTCCGCGTCGCCTTGTGTTATACTATTATTAAAGAGGGGCGGCGGCGATGTTGAATTGTTGTCTTACACATTGCCAGACCATACACCCCTCACCGGCTATGGTTAACAACAAACACACCGGACAACAATAACACACCAACAACCAACACACCACCCACCAAGTGGTCAGCAACAAAACAAGCAACAAAAACCACAAGCCCTGGGTGGCAACAACCAACACACCCACACGCCAAAAGCAAATAAAGGAAAGGAGCCAAAAACAATGGCTAGAACATCTATCACAATACCCGGCGACCTACGCCAACACTACACCCAACACCGAGACGTGATTTACTCCCAAGACATGGAAGCCCTGATCGGTATTGGTTACCTACTCGCATCCCTAGACCCAACTTTTCGGGAAGCATGCCAAGTCAAGACGGTGAAAGTAGCGGCACCAGTTAAGCCAACACACACCAGCCGGGATATCTCCTATGGCTTACGGGCTCATAAGTATATCACCGACCAACTGGGAGACGACGCAACACCGGAAACCATCCAAAAGAGCATGACCGAATGGCACACCATCCACACAACAGCCAAAGCCAAAGCCACAACCATGCTGGCAAGCCAACAGCTCAAGCAATACGCCAAGGAGGAAAAAGCCAAAGAGGCCAAACCCGCCGACGTTTCCACCCTATCCACCAAGGAGCGGAAAACTCGGGCCGAAGGGGACGACATCTCACTCCGGATTCCTAAAGTTTCCCGCCTGCACTATCTCGCCTATCGCTGGCTCGTGGAAGTTTGCCAAACGGTCCGCGGTAATGGTACCGGCATTGACCTACGCACCGGAACCCTTCGCACCATGCACAGCATAGCACAAGAGCAACCCGAGGAAATCGAAAAGCTCCGGGAAGAAGCCCTCACCGATTATGCTTTTGATGAAGCAAATGAAACGCACCGGGAGATTTTGAAGCAAGACTGGGCGGTGCGCGTGCGTAAGACCCTCTCACTTTCCAAAGCTGAAACAGCTGACGCCGTGTTGGCCTCGGTTATCGATCACCCAGAGATCCGGACCTTCACACCAGCACCACCAAAACGCAAAGGAACACGACGCGCCAAAGCTAAATAAGGCGCGTGCGTATATTACACACACAAAGAAAGAAAGGTAAACACCATGACAAAGACAATCACAATGACAAGCCAACGAGTAGCCGTAACACCAACCCAAGCGACGCACTGGAGCAACCACTCCCGCAATAAAAAGCGCCTAGAAGTCGAAGAGCACAGCAACACCTTTATCGATCCGGCGCGGACGCCTGATAATGTAACCGTGCTTGATACCATCGGTGACAAGACCATCGCCGAGTGGGTTGATGAGGTTTACGCCGAAGACGTGCTTGATTACAACAGCAAAAAAGCTGACCAACGCCCGGAGCGTATGCTGGAACGTTACAGCGACAAAATGCACCATGACAAACGCCAGCCCAAACCGTATAATGAGTTTGTCTTCAGCTTCGGGAAATCGTCCGACCTAACCAAAGACGGGCTCCCTTATTTTTCCAGCGAAAGTGTGAAACTCAAACAAGGCGAGCACAACATTTGGGACAACTTAGACATCGGCGGCAAAGAGTGGAACACTCGCCGGGATGCCTTGGTTGATTTTGCCGGGCAACTCCCGGACCTCCTACCGCACATGCGCTTTTCGTACATTGTGGTACATTTGGACGAAACCAACCCACACATCCACGCGGGCGCGGTTGGATATACGCCGGTAGAGCAAACCGGAAAACGCCCCCAAATGGCCCACACACCATCAATCAGTAAAGCCATGAGACAAACGGCGGTAGATAATGGATATCAACCAGCCAAAAACCGAAAAGGTGACACTATCGACACCGACGCCAATCGCTGGGTGATGGATGAAATGCTAAAGGGTCTCATGCTCACAACGTATAACAAGCACAGCGAGGAAAAAGCCAAACGCGCACCGAAACAAACCAAAAAGCCACCGCTTGATATGCAATATGTCAAACAGCTTTTGCAACCGATCAACCAACTAGCGCAAGAACTCGCCAGCATGCGCGACAAGATGGCGGAAGCCATTGAGGCCTTGAGTGACTACCGCGAGGAGTTACCCGACGAACTCCAGGAAGCGGTGGACGTTTTGGAAAGTGTGCGAGATGGTCAACTTCTGGGGCAAGTTTTTGACACTGTAGAAATGACCCAGTCCGATACTTTGTACCTAAATGGAATTCTCACAGCCAAAAATTATGAGCTAGAAGCAACACAGCGACAACACAGCGACGACAACCCAGACGGCACCAACTATGACGACCTAATCAACGACCTCATGAATGGCTACGATTTCGACGACCTGACGCAATAAACATGACAAAACCCCGCGGGTATGTTATACTATCCATAGGGGTTTTTGACCCATAGGGGACAACCCAAAGCCGGACTTTTATTTCCTTTCTCCGGCTTTTTATTTTGCTGAAAAGTTCCATTTTGGCGTCTTTATCCTTGACAGGGTGAGCCTTGTATGATACAATAATAGTAGGCCGGCTGATATACTTAGCTTAGAGAAACAAGTGAAGAACAACAAGTCGCAACAAGTCGAGCCCATGTGCAAACATACGAGTGCCATTGCTGGCCCGTGCTCGTCGTACATTGGGATGCGTGATTGAGTTCACGCTTTTTTTTTGCTTTTTTTTCGCCATTTGGGTTGACAAAGGCGACCGTCTATGATATACTAATAATAGATCGGGAGGAAAACCCCAACCGGTCATCCATTGAACATGGATTCCTTTCCGCGTGCATGACACGCGTTTTTTTTTGCTTGAGAGATAATTTTTTTGAAAAAGTAGTTGACAATCGGGGGCGGGTGTGGTATACTATGAGTATAGGGATAGCCGATAATTACCCCTAACCAATCAAATTTGATTGGCTTATATGCTTAATCATTATTGTTAAGCGACCTTTTCTAAATATAGGGCCTTAAGCCCGTTTTTTTTTTTGGCTTTTTCTTGTTGGTGGTCATCGGTGATGGCCTTTTTTTGCTCATATTTTCTTATAAATATGCGCTTTTTTTGCATAAAAAAACATTTCGTTCCCTAGAAATGCCTTTTTCCTATAATATCGCTGGAAAAAATGCCAAATTCTTGGCATTTTTTGGTATAAAAAGTTAGGAAATCGGCCATTTTGAGGCAAAAAACCGGGGTGCGTTCCCTGGAAATTGTCTCTGTTCCCTGGAAATTTCCCTGAGTTCCCTGGCTTTTTTTTGCCAATTATATCAGCAATGATATCATTTGCTCCAAAATCAGCGGAAATGCCAAAAAACCAGGGAAAAAAGCCAGGGAACTCAGGGAAACCAGGGAACGTTCCCTGGTTTTTTAAAATCATTTTTCCCTCTTTATTAAAGGACGACGATAACGAAACCCATTGAGAGAGTAGGGATTAAAAAGTTTGGTATAATATTATTTCCCTTATTATTATCTGTTCCCTGGTTTCCCTGGCTTTTTTTAGGGAGAGAGAGATTAAAAAATAAATCGCTCCCTGGTAATATATAGAAAAACCAGGGAACAGAAATGCATAATTCTTCATACAAATATGCATTCATTTTCTACTTAAAAAAATAAAAAAAAAATATCAAATTTTTAAAAAAGTGTTGACATTTCCGCTTGATGGTGCTATACTAATAATAGAGATAAACAAGAAAGAAAAATATCGGCTGTCTTGGATATCATAAAAACTAAAAGAAGAAAGGTCGAAATAATAATGAAAAATGAAAACATTATCAACGACATTAAACGGATTGCACTGGATGCAATCACTTATGGTGATTCACCATTTTGGGCTAACATTAAAAACCCACGCGGTGAGTACTGGGCAAAAGACCAACTGCAACAACTAGCAGGCGGAGCAATGGAAACCACAGGCGATGACCTCGACGCATGGCACACGAATATGATTGACGCGCGTGACCGCATCGACGCCATGGGAGATATCAACCTACAGCTCCCGCTGTTAATTAAAACAGTGAGTGACCTGCTCAGCATGGATCAGGAGCTACTATCAACCGCGAAGACCAAAGCCAAATATGGAACACCGATGACCGAAGCAGAAGAAAAAGCGCTTCGAATGGTCAACATCACCCAAGCAGAACGCGACACTTTGACAAACGTCATTAATGAGCTTCGTCGTTTGGAAACAATCCGCAACACAAAAGCGACGCTGGCAAACTTGGATAGCAAACGGGTAGAAGCTATGGCACAATATGGGGCCAAATCCCTTGAGTATGCTACAGCCCGCAAAACCTACGAGGACCACCAAGCGAGACTCGACGCTTTGGAAGCCGAACTACCAAAAGGAAAATCTACCGCCTTGATTTGCCGAATTGTTAACGCGATGTGCTCAACCACCTTGCACGTATCCAGTTACGGAGGCCGTAACGTATACAGCTATACACGCACGGCACCCGATGGCTCGGTTGAAACATACTCATCAACGGAAGCGCGAACTTGGTGCCACTCATGGGCACACATCCCACTCAACGCCACCACGGATTCAATTGTGGCTGGCGTCATGTTACTGCTCAGCCTATACCCGGTAACCAAACGCGGTGACACAATGGCACAGGCTGACAAGTCAGCCACCTGTGATTATATCGACAAATTCGCCGACCTCATCGACGATCAAAACGGAAAAGGGGCCTTCGGTGCTTACCTACTTTACCCTTGGTTATACACAGGAAATAAAGACCTAGCTCTTCGCCTTGGTTTGCGACGTCAATTCGTCGTGGGGCTCCTCCCATCAACTGGTAAATCAATCCTAGGTAAATTCCTCCAACTCCTCTACTCCGGTATGGTTACAGCAGTTGGACCACGTACTGAAGCAACCGCCAGTGGTTATGCCGGGGCACGCAACGCGTGGAACTCCAAAGTGTGGCAATCAGCGATCGTATATGTAGATGATGACAGCGCAGACGTGGCCACTTACAACTCATCACGTAAAGAATACTACAAAAATTTGTACGACGTTAACTCAATGACAATCGGAAAAGCCGGACGTGAACAACAGGTCACATTTGGCGGGATTGCATACGGCAACGTCAACACATACGACCCGAGCTTACTGGACGCCCCGGAAGTTCAAAAGAGGGTCTATATCCTACATTTAACAACCCAATTCGGGGAACGCTTCGATTTGTCAGACGCTGGTATTTATCACAGTATGTTATCAGCTGACTCAATCATCTCGCGTGATGCATTGGTCAATTACTTGACCGAACACATGGAGGAAGCCGTCAACTGGTTGATGAACTACGAACAACCAGCAGAGATCAACAACAAGTATGCACAAGCTGGCACTGAGGTCTACAACGTGATGGCCTACATTGTCTCACGATTAGAAGAAACCAAAGCGTACAACCAAGACAAAACCCCAATGATTCCACTTGAAGAAGTCAAAAAACAATTTGGCGGATATTGCAACGGACAGCGCTTATCACAATCAATGATCCAAAGCCTGCCAGGTAATCGTTTCGCTGTCCGGTCGTCCTCATACGAATATGAACGCAACCAAGATGGCACCGTATCGGATCGAATCATCCTTGGTAAAACACCAACAAGCCGAAAAGCTCAAATGGTCCATTATGCACCAGGTGTGACCGTTAATGATTTTGGTGACCTTCGCCCGGAAGACATCGCACCTGAAGCGCAAGCCCCAATAGTGACACCACGAGGGCTTGGTGCAATCCTAGCGACAAGAAGCGACGATTTCTTGCGCGATATGCTCAACACACTAGACCCACAAGTAGCCGACACACTACGCGACACCCTGCGCCGTGCGTTGGAATTATAAATAAGGAAAGGAACCCATAAACATGAATAACCAATACACATCCGAAGAACTGCAAGCCCTCATCGCTGGCTCATCCCATAAGCATATGGATTTTGACAGCCTAGCAAATCGCATTAACTACAGCGACAAATTGGCGGAAGGGATTTTAAAATCAAAACTTAAAATCAGCGAATATGACCCGGCGCACGGTGGCTTCTTCATTCAACCGCTTGAATCAAGATATGCACCAGTAAACCCAGTGGATGCGGTAAGGTGTAAAACTTGGGAAGCATTCACCCAAACTTTCCGACGAGGCGCCGAAGCTGAAGCTGAAAACATCAGCCGGTACCTACTCGGAGGTGTCCCAATTATTGACGCCACCCACGAGAAACTCACACAAACAAAGAACAATGAGAACCCAGCCTACCAAATGACAATGTTTAACCTTTGCAGATATCGTGAACCCGGGACCACTGGCGCCAGTAATGTGATTGAGACGTCGGCGGTACTGGTCGACATTGACGGAACCGACAAGCCGACCGAGTACATTTTGCAGGCGGTCGACTCACTCGGCGTTGATGCTTTGGTGGTATCATCGATGAGGGACAAGGTGGGCACGGTGAAGGTTCATATCATCCTACCAACCACACAACCAATCAAAACCACCGACACGTACAAACGCACATGGAAAGCAATTGCTGATACGCTTAAAGGTTTCGGAATTGACGTTGACCCACAGGTAAAAGACATGACGCGCCGGATGTATGTGGCTTCATCACTGCGCGTGATGCATCGCACCATCACAAACCGCGCAGTGGTACCACTCGACAAACCAACACCGGAGGAAATCGCACAAGCTGAACGGCGTCAGCAATGGCAAACACAAGCACGACAAATGAGCGCAAGCGTCGACGATATCGACCGCGCCATCATGACAGTAGCAACGGCACCGGATGGGACGCGAAATTCCACACTCAATAACGTGCTTTACAGGCTAAAGCGCTTAGGAGCAAGTGAGAAAGACCTGCACAACGTCGCCATGGTGTCCAATGTTGAAACCGACGCCGAACGCCGGGCCACTTACTTATCGGCCACTGGTTACACATACTAAGAAAGGAAAGGACGTAATTACCATGACAAACACCAACACCAACAACAGCCAAAACATTTACACACCGGTCACATCATTTGCGCCACTATATCCGACGCGACCACACAATTTTGACAAAGCCAAAACATGGGTGATCGCTATCGATCCTTCCACAACGTCGACAGGCTACGCAGTCTATGATGGAGAAGTGGACGCCATCATTTCGACAGCCACCATCACACAACCGCAAGACGTCCCAATCAGCAAACGCTACGACCGCATGCGCGCGGAAGTTTGGGAACGAATGCGTGAAGATATCCACAAAGCGGACGAAATGGGCAAAAAGATCATTTGGGTAGTGGAATCCTACCCGGGCACGCTTGGCTTTATCGACCGCACTAACTCGGCATGGTATATCCAACAGCTATCGGATACGCTCTTGACACTGGCACGGCTACAAGATGACTACGTGATCCCGGCTCGCACTTGGTCATGGCGTCACCTGCACGGACTACCCACAAGTTGTGACGCAACCACACCCGACATGCTAATCGGAATTCCTGAAGTGGCGGATGAAGACGACCACCACATGGAATATCTAGCAACCGCACACAAGCGCGGGCATGACTTGCTAAAAAGTTTATCGGTTGCAAAACTGGAACACCTACTACAACTTAACCCGTACCGGTTCTTGGGTGTGACTGATACCAGCGACGACGTGGCGGAAGCGGTGCTCATGGCTTTGGCTGTAGCTGATGGCAACAACTACAACATGACCAGCGACGCGTACCGGCATTTGGATATTTTCGGAATCGTGAAAACGGAAACCGTCCGCTCTTGGCATATCTCAGCGCTGGGTGATATCGTCATGACGGATCAGTACCACGTGGCGCACGGTTGGCCAATTGACCCAAAAAAAATGGAAAGCATCATTAATGATGCGGATGGCTTGGCAATGTGGGCACTATCCGCACACCAAGAGGAAGCACGGCAAAACGGCACCACCATTTGGACACAGGAAGAGGAAGACAAGGCGGAGGGCGACGCGGTATGATCTATGTGCATCACCTAGCCACCCTTCACCGTATTCCGTCCATTCATCCTAATTTATTAATGTACGTCAAGCGCCTAGAAGGCTATGAGCTAGACGAGGACGAAGACGGACACCTAAAGAATCACCCGGAACTGGCAAAGACCTTTCAAGGGAAAGATCTTGTCCGTATGTATGTCTTACGCATCGCGGACGATGTCGTCATCACCTGCAACGCCCAGAGAGCTTTGCGCCTACTGGTTGCAAGAACACGGCGAGAACATAACGAGCCACCCTATCGACCTGGCGACAACTACACGCCAGCCGATGATCACCGAGTGATGAAACTAATCATCGACCACGCACGGGCACACCTGCCAGAGATCCGCGCTATCCTAGCCAACCAACCGACCTACCACAAGGCACCAGGCAAAGAATGAGATGAGCCGATCTCATCTTTTTTTTTCTTTTAAAAATTTTTTCTTGACACGCGCGATGAAATGTGATACAATAAAGACAAACAAGAAACCCCCCCCCTTTGCGGTTGCATTATAGGGGAGTGCTAATCGACACGGGGTCCCTCGCTCGAACCTCCCGGGAATTTTTGACCAAAAAGTTTTTGAGGTTTGAGAGGTAGCCCGGCAATAAGTGGAGAGGGTTTAAAAACTGAGATAAAAAAGCCATATTAAGTGGTTAATATATTAACTGAAAGAAACATGAAAGAAAAAGAAAGGGTGTGAAAACTTGCCGAAACCAAGCAATTATGAGGCGAAAGTGCTTCCAAACCTGACCAAAATTCGGACAGCTCGCATTAATGGGGCATCCATGCAAGACATCGCGGACATGCTTGGCGTTGCCGCGTCCACCCTGTACGGTTACACATCCAAACACAAGGAGTTCCGCGAAGTCATGGACGAAGCGACCTTCCAAATGCACTCAACCATCGAGGCCACGGCCAATCAGTCGCTTTTAAACAAACTGCAAGACCGAATGGTGATTACCGAACAAATCATCGAAGATGGCGTAATTACAAAGGAGAAAAGGCAACTAGTCAAAGCGGACACCGTGGCGATTATTTTCGCGCTCAAATCAAGGAACCCCCAAAAATGGGATCCATTGGGTGTTGCTCGTATTGAACAAAAAGAGCAAGAGGACGACCTAGGTCAACAAATCAAAGACATGTTGTCCCAGTACACGGTCACACCTGTGACGGATAAAAGCAAAGCAAAGGAAAAAAATGATGATAACAAATGAAGCCCAACTAGCAAACAGCCTCAAGACCTTGTTGCGAGTCGGTTTTGATTACCTGGGCATTACATGCTACCCGGTGAAATTCCACTGGTAACAAACAGCAAAATCATTCCGGCCTATACGGTCGGAAATGATGTTCCGACAATGCCACGCGGTACAATTGCGGTGAGTAAATTTGGCCATACAAATTATATAGATGAGCCTTTTATCGCGTCAGATATCATGACACTTCAACCATTGGACGAAGAGATCAAGGCGCCCGAGTTTGGTTTGTATGTGTCAACGCAGTTAAATGTGGCCTTTGAATACGCCAACTATAATGACGCAATCACCCTGCAAGTACTGAAGGAAACCGAAATCGAAGTGCCAGTGGACGAAAAAGGGAACATTGACTACAACGCGGTGCGCGAGAAAATGCGCCCCATCATGGAGAAAGCACAAGCACACGTTAACCAACTGGTGACACAATACCAACGATACAAGGAGAAAAAGAATGGTAAGTTATAATGAATATTACAACCGCTCAATCGGTCGAGGCTATGACATCGACGGATACTATGGCGCCCAATGTTGGGACGGTTTCGCGGATTACTGCCGATTTTTGGGGGTGCAAGTCGTAAACTGCACCAACACGGGATACGCTCGCGACCTATGGGAACAGCGACACTCAAATGGAATTTTAAATGGTTTTATAGAAGTTGAACGCATGCAACCCGGAGACGTTGCGGTTTTTGCGGTGACGAATTCGACGCCTTATTCTCACGTTACGATTTTCCACAGTGACGCTGGTGCTGGCTGGGGTTGGTTTTTCGGGCAAAATCAAGGCGGTACCCCATACCCTGGCGGTGGTTCTTGCTATAACCTCGTCAAATTGCCTTACTCGGCAACTTATGCGACGGCTTTCCGGCCTAAAGCATTTACGGCACCACAAGTAGCCAAAGCACCAGCACCACAAGCGGTGGCAAGTGCTAATAGTAACTGGATCGCTGAATCCGCAACATTTACAAGCCAATATGCGATTTATGCCCGTGAAGGTGGACCATCAACCAACAACAAGAGCCCGTACCTCTTCCCGGCTGGGTCACGCATCTCTTATGATGCCTATTGCCACGCCAACGGCTACGTATGGATCCGCCAACCACGCTCCGGCGGTGGTTACTGGTACATCCCAACGGGTGAAAGTAACGGAACAAAACGAACCGGTCCAGCGTGGGGATCATTCGCATAATATTATAGGAACATAAAGGCACTGAAACGTGCCTTTTTTTGAAAGGATACGAAAAAATGAAATACCTGAATGAGCTGATTGAATATGACAAAGCCCACGGAGTCCGACATAGTAAAGCCATAGAGCGAGCGATTAAAAAGCACCGACGCATCCACCAGCGCGCCTTGGATGGTGTTTATCAATACCGCCCCGACATTGTGGAAAATGTCATCAATTTTATTGAGTCCCAAGTATATATGACCACGGGGACTTTGGGTTTAGTGAAGTTGCAACCCGCCCAAAAATGGTGGATGGAGCTATGGTGGGGATATTATACCAACGACGGATCAGCACTGATTGAAGAAACCATGCTTGTGATTATCCGTGGGGCTGGAAAATCTACCCTAATGTCAGCGCTTGAGGATTACTGGTTATTATATGGTGGCAACTACGGGGGCGAAAGTTGGGTGATAGCCTATGATAACAATCAAGCCGAGCACGTCTATGGCCAAATCAGGAACCAAATCACCGCCGGTGATGGACTCCTTAAAATGCTTGGAGATACCGGACAGCTAAAAACGACCAAAACCGGCATCAAGTGCGTGCCAACCGCAAACGAAGTGAGAAAAGCGACCCATGATGTGGCGCGTTTGCAAGGTGGTAACACGAGTTTAAATGTTTTCGACGAGGTCCACGTCTATAAAGAAGACGTCGTTTCCGCCGTAAATAAAGGAAGCCGGCAAAAGCAAAAAAGCTGGCGGTCCATTTACATCACCTCAGGCGGTATCACCCGCGGGTATCTTTACGATTCGATGGTGGAGCGTTTCACCAGTGAGGCTGAGTATGAAAATGACCGCTCAATCGGGCTAATCTACCAGCTAGACGAGGCCGGAGAGGTGACCGATGAGAAAAACTGGACCAAGGCCGCGCCCATGCTTCCGGGTGGGTTGCCAAAAATTGAGGCGGTGCGTGATGAATATAATATCGCCTCACGTGATAATGCCTTACAGCTTCAGTTTTTGTCCTATAATATGGGGGTAGCGGTGCAAGACACCACCAAATACATTATGCCAGATGAGTCAGCCCGTACGGATTACGACTTTGATAGCATTTGGACGGGTGCGGAAGTTGTGCTGGGTGTTGATTTGTCCTTGGTTGGCGATTTGACCGCGTTTGTGTTTTTAACCGAAAAAGACGGCGTGATGTATGCGCACGTGGAAGCGTTGGGAAGCAAAAACACACTGGACAAACTGCCCGAAGCGCAGGCAACTTTACTGAGTAGCATGGAAAATTTAACCATCACGCAAGGGGCTTACATTACGGCGGCCGATGTCTTGGACGTTTTGCAACAATTCGTGCACAAAACCGGGTGCCAAATGACTTATATTGGCTATGACCCCTCGCGCTACGATAACCTGCGCCAACTTATCGACGACTACTTTTTTGACGTTGCAAAAGAGCGCCAACTCCCAATCCGCCAAGGTTTCGCCCTTTCCGATTACATTAAACTCACAAAGGACAAACTCAAAGAGGGCTCACTGGTCCACAATTCGCGCATTTTGGAGTGGAGCTTAAACAATTTGGCGGTTAAAATCGGCGCTTCCGGTGATTACATGGCAACCAAACTAACCGACGCCGACAAAATTGACCCGGCTGTGGCTTTGGTCATCGCACTTAAAACTGCAATCGTTAAAGGTATTTAAAGCCTCATTATATCTGACAAGTCGGGAAAAAATTGATATAATAACATAAGAATAACTTTACGGAGGACACCGAAAAATGGACGGATTAATCAATCAACTCACTCACTTACGGCCGACTGATATGTCGATTGTCATGCTAGTGGTGGCACTTGTCGACCTTTGGGCCGCTGTGTCTCTAAGTGTCAAAGCCAAAAGCACTTTGTCCAAATCATTGATTTATGGCTTAATCAATAACATCTTGATCGTTTCAATCCCGTTTGGTTTGCAGTCGCTGGTTTCCTTGATTCCGGCTGACCATGCGGACACGACTTATGTGAATACGGTTTCAATGCTGGTTACTGTTTTGTATGTGGTTTCAGCGCTCACATCAATTGTGGCCAATTACTCGGCCGCATATCCACAAAGTAAGAACTGGCTCACGAAAATCGCTTACAAGTACCTACCGCAAGAGGTGGCAAACAAGCAAGATAAGCACGGAATCACCATTCCTGGTGAGCAAGGATCAACCGACGACCAAAACGACGTGCGCGGGTAATCGCTCATGGTTGATTACCTACCGAAAGAAAAACAAGCAAAAGGCGTGCGGGATACTGGGTTTTACCAGTCCAGCAAATGGCTAAAAACGCGGGATGCTATAAAATTGAGGGACGAAATGACCTGCCAATTTTGTGGAGAGCCAATCACCGGGCGTTATGTTGTCGACCACAAGAAACCGATAACGGTCGACAACATGCACGACTGGGATATAGCTTATAACCCTGCCAACCTTTGGCTTCTTTGTCAAAAGTGCCACAACAGCAAAACCCACGGCACAATCAGTACGCCGAATACTACACTATGGTAAAATAAGGAGGTGACACGAAATGGGAGTCATCGAATCAGTCGTCCGCATGATGCGGGGCGATGTTGACAAGCGGACTCAGGTCGTCACCTGGTCCGACCAAGCGGTGCAATACACGTCCGCTTACATGCAGTCGGTCATCTACTTTGTAGCCCGCGAATTTTCAAAGCTTGACATCCGTCACCGGGTGTATGTCCGCCAAGAAGACGGCAAGTATTTGCAACGCGACAAATTGGGCTCGGACATTTATGAGGTGCTCAACTTCGCCCCCAATGGTTACAAAACAAACGCCGAATGGCGCCGACAAATTGCCACGCGCATTATGACCGGGGCCACCGTCTATTTGCAACCGGTCCGCAAAAATGGAATTTTAACCGCCCTTAAATTGACGGATCAGGAAACGTACAACAAATCACCGGACGACGTGCTGGCGATTACTTCGCCTTATTACATTTCCGCCAATGCGTCACTGTATGATTCAATTTTGACAAATATCGGGCGTGAATTGAGCGGTAATAATTTGCGGGGATTCCTGAAAATTAACGCCGCGGTTGGTAGCTCAGCTGAAGCCTTCAAAAAAACAGCCCTTGACCAATTAAAGATTATGCAAGAAGTGGCCGCGTATAACGGGCTGGGAATTATCGACGCCAAAGCCGACGTCGTGGAACTGCAAAACGAGTACAAAACCATTCCAGATGAAGCCGTAAAAATTATCAAAAGGGAAATCCTAAATGGCTTTGGCCTTTCGGAAAGCTTGCTAACCGGTGAGTACACGGAAGCCGATTACCGGCATTTTGTGGACCAAGTTTTGAGCCCGTTGGTGAATGAGCTTGAAACTGAACTGACTTATAAGTTACTAACCACCAACGCCCGGATCAATACCGGCCAAAAATCAACTTTTGAACGGATCAAAATTTCCCAACAGATCACAAAGTGGGCATCAATGGACCAAATCGTCGCGGTCGCAAAAGCCAACACCAACGGGGCATTTATGACCGTCAACGAAATCCGCACCTTACTTGGTTATGACCCAATCAAGGGCGGGGACACATTCCGCACGAATTTGAACTCGGTTGAAGTCAAATATGGCGAAGACGAAAAAACGGAGGAAGACAATGGAAATTAATGTTCAAAAATCATATTTGCAAGGATTGCCAAACCAACAAGCAACGCCACATAATGGAAAACGGATTATCATCATCCACAACACGGCAACGCCGGAAGCAACAGCCCGAAATGAAGGCGTGTATTTTAACCGCGAATGGCAAAACATTCAAACTTTTGTCCATGCTTTTTGTGACTGGAACGGCGACATCGTAGAGCTCGCGCCTTATGGGCTCGTAGCTTGGGGCGCGGGATACGTTAATAAATATGCTTTTTTACAGGTGGAGCAATGTATTAGTAACGATGCGCAAAAAAACCGACAAAGCGCGGAAGCGGTCGCCCAATACGTGGCGCGAAAAATCCGAGAATCAGGCGTACCTTTTGAGGATTACCGAATCATCGACCACGCGACAGCGTCAGTAGAATTTGGCGGGTCCAACCACATGGACTCCATCGTCGGTGTTGGATGGGCTGATTTCATCAACCGTATTCAACAACTAAGCGTACAAACAACCCAACCAGCACAAACCAAACCACAAGCACAACCACAACAACCAACGCAGGCACCAAAAGGAGAGCCTGCCCTTGGTGTGTTTCGGTGTGGGTATAATATCAAAGCAAGAACCAAAGGACCAGACAAAAACAACCCGCAAGCCTACATGTTTAAAACAGGCGACGCCATCAAGTACGACCGGCGACTCATCGCGGGTGGCTACGAATGGATCAGTCAGCGTCGGGCTAATGGTGATTACTGGTATATCCCTGTGCGTGATTTGGGCGATTCGACATTTTGGGGTGATTGGTCATGACAGTATCAACAGGAGATAAACTCACGGCGAGTTTGCTAAACGGTTTGTCCGGTGGTGGAACCAGGCGCGCTCCTATGATGTACACGCTGGACCGGTCGTCCGTACCTTGGACAATTTGGTTTGACAATCAAGCCGGCTTACAACTACCCGACTACAAAACCACGGGCACCATCTACGGGTACGGCTTCGCCCCAAACATCAACAACACGACCTGGGTCACGTATCCCTTGGTGGGTAATATCATTTCCTCATCACGCGGTACGTTAACCATTGACAAGCTAAAAGCCAGCATTGATGCTCAGTATTGGGCGGATAGTACAAAAGTGATCAATCCGCTCCAAGATCGCAACAAGTACGACTGGACGGAAGCACGTTATAAACCCGGCCAAACTTGGCAAGATAAACGCCAAGCAAACGTGATCCGCGTGATGTATGAGCTTGGGATTTATAGCGACGCGGACGTTTTGAGCCTCGGCGCAAAGAGAAAAGGAGGATAAGAAATGCCATTTCCAGACTACAGCGGCAATGGTGGCGGTGAGCGATTTGTTGGAACCGTCGAATCCGCCATTAAACAAAAAGCAGGAACTGGGACGCCTTTGACGTCTCAAAACTTGCAGGACATCGGGCGAACAATTGACGATGAAATCGCAAAAGTTGCACCACCGACGCCAACCACAAGCAAACCGATTGACACCGTGGAAATTAAAGCCTCCGGCACTGGTCAGTGGCTGACAGTTGGTGCAGGACAATTAATGAGCGAATACCAACTGCAGGCAATTGATTATGAATTGGTGAACGCTTACAAGTACGGATATGATGCGGATGTGCCTGTATTGATTGCAAAATCCACAGATGGGACCGCCGAAATCATCAAAATTTCAGCCGATCTTACTTATGCCCGCGCAACGGGTGTTGATAGAAACGGATGGGTGGGACGGCCTGATTCCAGCGATTATGGGTTCATGAAATGGATTTCAGGGGTTCAAGCGACTCAGCTGTACTTCAAAAAAGCGCAGTTTGTTGGCGATGGTAAAACACTTGTCATGACAACGTACGACACGGACACGTCAAGTGGTTCCGCATATGGAAACGCCAACGGGTTATATCACATTTACTACCATGGGACATTAACAGGCAATCCAACATACGACGCGAGCGCTAAGTGTTGGATCGGCCGCGTGTTTACCGTTAGCTCAGCTATTATTGTTTACATTTCACCCGTGACTGGTAAACAATACGTAACCGAAATTAAAAAATAAGGAGTGTATACCATGACACAAAAAACAAACGCTTTTACACAATCGCAAAAACCAAAATGGACTGACGGCCAATTGGCCAACGGCTCAAATTTTGCCCAACTCATCGACGCGATCGCGTCGTTGGTTGACGAAACCGCAACTGAAACACTAACACAAGCCGCCGCTAATGCAACAAGCGCGGCCGTGGGTGATGACCATATTAAGCAAATTGCCAAAGCCATTCTCGACACTGCGGCCGATTATAACACGACCGACCTTTGGGCAAAATTGACCGAACGCATCAACGGCAAAGCAACACCTGCCGACGTGCAAACCAAAGTCACGCAAATGTTAAACGATCAGCCAACGTACACAAACTTGGGAATTTTCACAGGTTTGAGTGGTTTGGTTGCTTCTCAGGTTTTCGACTACAACCGCGACGCCAAACAAACAGTAGACCAAGCAATCGCAACAGCCACAGCCGACCTCAAAAATAAGGACTACACTTACACTTACGATGGGTCACGCCTTAAAATTTCCAAAGGCACACAAGAAGTCAAAAACGTGCAACCAGTGGGGGCTAATTTCCTTGTGAACGTGAGCAAAGCTTACAAAGCCGACCAAATCGCCACTGATGTGTATGTACTAACGCGCCCAGATGGTGCGCGCGTGGTATACGATGCAGGCACCAACACCGCCAAACCTGCGGCCGTATTGATTGGATAATAGGACACAAGGGGAAAAAATATGAAAATCAAGAACGTACTGATTGATGAACGTGAAAACGTCATCACGGTTGGTGACTTGGTCCGAAATAGTGCAGGAGACAACGCGCCCAAATCTTACCGCGTTGTCTATGCACACGTGGACGAGGTCAACGACAACAAGTTGCAACTCACCGCCAATTCAATTCAAACAACCCGCGACCGTTACCCGGTACTCGTTGAACACGCGGACAACCGAGTGGAAGACGTCGTCGGATACATCACCACCAATGGAAAACCAAACGAAGCCGGCGAATTTGTCGGAGAGATCACTTTTTATGATACAACCCCACAAGCCCAACACGCCGAGCAACTTTGGCGCGATGGCGTGATTAACGAATTAAGCGTGAGCTACTACATCAAGGATTACGACGTGATGGAAGATGGGGAATATGTCCGAGTTAATAGCGCAATTTTAAAAGAGGTTTCACTCGTTAGCGTTGGTGCCGATCGTCACACCGGTGAAGTTTCCAACACTGAAACAGGCTCAGCTGATGTAACCCCGACGGTTACAACGAACGGGGAAAACCCGGAAGTGGTTCCAGCTGATGTAACCGGAAAGGTTACAACGGACGAAGCCGAAGCCGGAGAGGTTCCCGCTGATGTAACCCCTACGGTTACAACGGACGAAGCCGAAACCGAAGAAGAAACCGGCGAGACCGAAAACGGAGAGGCTCCGGCTGATGTAACCCCTACGGTTACAACGGACGAAACCGAAACCGACGAAGAAGACGAACTGGAAAAATTCAGGCTAAATGTGCTTCGTAGCGCACTTTTTATCTGACGGGGTCAGATAAAAGTGCTATAATAATAAGAAGAAAATATGGAGGGAAACCCGATGAAACTGATCGATCAAATCGAATCCATCGATAATAAGCTCGAAGAGTTGGCGGAATCAGCCAAAGTCGCGACCGATGTTGAGGCACTCAACAAAATCAGCGATGAAATCAAAGAGCTAAAATCACAACGTAATCAACTAATCCAAACGGAGGACAAAATGGACAAAACAGTAAATAAACCATATCTCGAAACTGACCGCGCAATGGAGGATTTCGCAACCCTCAAACTCAACAGCAAGTCAGATGCCGAGTTCAACAAATTGTGGACCGAAAAATTGGCCCAAAACGGAATCACCGTCACTGATAAGGATAATTACCTTCCGCGCAAATTGGAACTTCAACTCGAAACGGTTTTGACTCGCACCAATCCGGTTTATCCACTCTTTAAAATCACGAACCTTGGTGCAATGCTTATCACTCGCGAATTGACATCTAACGACGAAGCGCAAGTCCACATCCCGGGCACAAACAAGGTCAAACAAGCCGCAACGCTTAAAGTGTCAGGTATTAAACCTAAAATGATTTATAAGGCCCAAAGTATCAACGAAATCGACCGTCGCACAATTGACAATTACGGCGAGCTATACAACGCAATTGTTGCCGAATTGGCGCAACGTGTCATTGATAAAATCGTTGACTTGGCACTTGTTGAAGGTACAGCCACTGATGGGGAAACCGGCGCATCTACTGCCGAAAATGGTTTTGTAGCCATCCAAAACGAAAATGACACAAACAAAGTGGCACATGTAGCTGGCAAAAAAGACCTTGTGGCCGCTGTAGAAGAAGCGGTTGACAGCATCGACGCACCAGGTCGCAAGTTCCTGATCATCACAAAACAACAAAAACGCGACATTGTGGCCGCTGTCCGTGCCAAATGGCCTAACACAACATTTTTCAACACAAACCAAGCAATTGCTGACACTTTCGGCCTTGATGATGTTGTGATTTACCAAGGCACCAAAGCTTTGAAACCAATCGTACTGGCTGAAGGAGCTTATCACATTGACCATCAACCACTCAACCGTATCGAGCAATTCAAATTGGACACCAACGAAAACGACATCCTAGTTGAAACACCAGCAACCGGCCGACCAGTAGCGTTTAACGGTATTGCGGTAATCGATTTGGAACGCTAAAAAGTGAGGTAACACATGACACCAAACGAATTTTTAAAGGATGCTAAAACGTACCTACGAATGCCCGATGGTGTCACAGTCTATGACGAGGAGGTTTTGGGCTTAATTGAGACAGCCCTCGCCTCCTTATCGGTGGCTGGTATCACTGGTGCAAAAAGGCCCATTGTGTCGGCATATGTGAATACGTATGTGCGGCTTGGCATGTTGCAGGACGCGGCCCCAACGTTTCGACAAAGTGAAACCGAACGACTACGGCAAATCATCAACCAGTTGACGTACGGGGGTGCTTGATATGTATGACCAAGTAACACTCATCACGATTTCACAACACAAAAACAAAAACGGGGAATACATCGAAACCGAAACGCGGTTAGATGTGCCGATTGTGAAGCAAAAGGTGACCCGTGAACAGCGCGACAAGTACAACGAGCGAGGAGCTGGCCGAGCATTACGGTTTAAAATCCAACTTTTCGGCCCGGGGTACAATCAGGACAACACGCCGTATTTTATCCACCAAGGCATCAAATACAGCGTGACCGATTTTACACAAGATGCGACCGGCACGTCGTATTATATAGAAGGAACTTCAGCAAGGGGGAAACGCTAATGATGTATCGCACATATTACGAGTTTTACCATTGGCTGGCTGAAGAGTTGCCCGATTGGGATATCGTGCTTGGAACAAGTAAGGACCAACTCACAAGACCTACGCTTTTTATCAACCACCGAGGCTCACAGCCTGTATACTCGGACGGCGTTCCCATGATTGCTTCCTCCACATATGATCTCATTTTTATTCAAAATCGCCCCGCTTTTACAAATAAAGCCATTTTAGAGCAATTGGAAAACGGAGTCAATTTTGTCGAATACGATGAAGACAGTGGATACAATATTTTTACAGGGTCAGTAGTTTTAATTGGCCCGGGGAGTGTACCGGATGAGTAACGACAATATGGACAACATAGCCGACAACGTGCGAGCCATCGCAGATGATGCGGTGCGCGATGTAGCGCAAGGCGTAATGGACGATCTCCGTCTTTATGCCCGACGCCATCAACGCACGGGAGAACTTTCGCGAAATATCAAGATGACGGTGAAACAAAAAGCCAAACAAGGCCAAACCGCGACATACTTGGTAGATGGTGGTAACCGCTCCAACTACACTGACAAATCCTACCACGCTTTGGTGTTCTTGGCTCCGCGCCATTACCCAGACGGGGCAAGGACATTAACCCGCGTCCTAAAAGACGCCCGACAAAAACTAAAATAAACGAGGTAAAATAAATATGGTTTTCAATTATTCCGACCGTACCATGTACCACGGTAACCAACGCCTTTTGATCGCACAACTTGACAGCAAAACCAAGTACAGCGACGTAATCAAAGGAACCGGATTGGTATCCGTAAGCGCAATGAGCGATGAAGCCAACGTGACCAACATCGCGGCCGATGATGTACCGGACCACGCAACCATCGCGGGGGCTTCATTACTTAAAGGGACCTTGAATTTCCTTCAATTGGATCCTCAGTTGCGTATTAAATTCTTCGGTCAAGACGAAACGAGCAACGGCTTCGGGTATGCTTCAGTGGGTCAATATCCACAACGCTTGGTCCAATACGCAACTTTAGGCACCAAGCGCGATGGATCGCGCGCATTGTTAGTCACGGTCTATCCCAACATGTCAGTGACATCTAAACCAAGCAAATCAACAACCACCGATTCTTCCGACACACCAACCGCGGTGCAATGGGAGGCATCCGTGCAAGCTTCAGGCTCGGATTACTACCCAACCAAAAAAGGGCTAAAATCCGCTGAGTTTGAGTATCTCTTCACAGGTGATGACGTTCAAAAAGTGCTGGACTACATCGACGGTGGAGGAATCATCCTACCTGATTATGTACCGGGCACTACAACAGTACTCGCTAACTCTCAAGCAACAAGCACAACCCGTAGCTCCTAATAGTATATAAATGAAAGGAAATATCCAAAATGTCAAAAGTTAAATATAGCAAGCTCAAAAATTTCAAGTTGGTCACCAATCAACATCTTTTGGACGTCGTCCAAAAAGTTGGCGAAGGAACCGGAGAAGAAAAAATTGAAGCCCTCGAAGTCTTGACCCTTGGCCTTTACCTGCTAGACACTTACAACGTGATCGACGCCCGCAAGGAGTACCAACGGTTAACCAAAGAAGGCAACGACGACGAACGCTACGACATTATCGACAATGTCGACCCGGCGGAATTGGCCGACGACTTATTCAGCTAATTGACACGGCTATGGCTTTTTGAGGCCGTAGCCTTTTTCATATATTGAGAGGTTAATATGTTAACATTACGACAGGTGATGAACTACACCTTAAAAACAGGCCGGGACATTTTCTACGACTTCCAACTTTTGGACCAAGCACTAGCCCAACAAGAACTCGGACAAAAAAACCAGCTCGGCTTGGTTACGTCCCAAATTATGGAGGGGCTGGATTTGATCGGACTCGACCCAGACGGCCCGCTTTTGGACTTGATGACGCCAACGGTGACACCGGAGGAAGACGAAGACGGCCCGGATTTTATCCCTGATGCAACTGACGAACTCCACGCGAGGACCCGCCAGCGCTACCCAAAAAAGGTAGTTATGACAACCATCATCAATTTGACGGCGTCCGAGCATATCAACGACCAAGTGCTACTAGATTCGCCCTATGATATGGCTATTGATGTATATAACAAAGTAGCCCAACAACAACAAAAAAGGAGGTAAGATATGGCAAACAAACTGGAAATCGAAATCAACGGTAAAACCGTCCAGCTCGAAAAGAGCTTAAAAACGGTAACCGCGGCGATTAGCCAAGCCAAAAGGGAAGCCAACGAACTCAGCAAAGATATGAAGCTGGATCCCACAAATGCCGACCTGGTACTCAAACGCCACGAGCAATTAACACAAGCCCTCACACTTTCAGCTGAAAAAGCTAAGATATTAAAGGAAGATCTGGACAAAATTGACCCGGATGTGGACCCAAGCGCGTATTTTCGATTAGCCAAACAAGTTGCGAACGCTGAGAGAGAATCACGCTCTTTAACTCGCCAGCTCTCCGTCAGTGAATCAGCTGTAAAGCGACTAAACGCAACCGCCGGGACTTTTAAATTTGACCCGGGAAACGGCGTCCGCGAATTCGGTAAGTCACTTGAGGGAATTGACGCGGCCATCTCGACCTTGGGAAATCAAAAGGAAATCATCAACTTTGACCGGTCAAAAGCCGGATTCGACCAAGTAAAAGCCAATTTTAACCAGCTTGACAAATTGGCCGAGTTGTTGACAAAACGTGTCAACGTACTTGACACCGAGCTCTCACATATCGATGTAAAAGCCGACCCTAAAGGGTTCACGGAAATCACCAAGCAAATCAACGAAACCAAGGCGAAACTGAAAGCCATTGGCGACGCAAAAGCCGAAGCCCACGTCGTCCTACACGATGGCGTAACCAATAAGGCGCGCGGGATCATTTCAACGATCAAAGATATCGCCAAAGCTCCCGGAACGGTTACCGAAAAGCTCAAAAACTTGTCATCCGTCGGGCTTGAAGGTTTAACATCAACACTTAAACAAGCACCGAAAGCGATTGTCTCCAAACTTGGAAGCGTTTCAAAAACTGGCGTTTCAGCTGTTGGTGGAATGGCGGTTGATGCCGCGGCTCAAATGGGGACCGCCGTTGTCAAAACCTTGAGCACTGTATGGGGAACCGTTGGACGCCTTGGCGTTGAGGGTATCAAATCCGCGGGCGGAATGGTTAAAAATGCCGTAACTGGTGCATTTTCGGCGGTTGGCGGATTTATCAGTCGCACAATTGTTGGCGGAATGAGTGGCATTGGTCATGCGATTACCGGCGCCATCACTGCTCCTTTTCGTGGGATCGCGTCAGGAATTGGCACAATTGTGCGCGGTTCTTTGCTGACCGTTGGCCAAAATATTACCAACGCCGTATCTGGCACCGTTAAAGGTGCGGTTTCCTCTATGGAGGAAGCACAAAAGAGCGCCAAGAGCCTTAAAAACGTTTTAAACTTTGCCGACGTTGACGACAGCACCATCAACAAACTAACCAAGGACATGGCGGACTACGCCAAGACCACCACGTACGGCTCAAGCGAGCTGAATAAGGTTGTGGCTGGTTTGGTTTCGTCCAACGTGGAAGCCAACAAGGCGGGGGATTTGACCAAAAACATCGCCAACGCTTACGCCTTACTGGGTGATGGTTCCCGCAAGATCTCCGACATCGGGGTGATTTTCAGCCAAATTAACAGCGCAGGAAAATTAATGGCTCAGGATTTTGGCCAATTACGCGACGCGGGCTTGGGTGGCGCCATCAAAAAGGAAATTGAGCGCAACTTCCCTGACGTTATCAAGCAGTTCGGCACTTTCCAAGCCGCGATGGAAAAAGGCGCCATTTCAGCCGAAATGGTAGACCAAGCCGTGGCCAAAATCGGGCAATCCGACGCGGCACGAAAAGCCGCGACCGTACCAAAAACCATGGGTGAAGCGTTTGAAACCCTACAAGAAACGATCGGTCAAAAATTTCAGTCCGTTTACAGTAAGTTGACAGCTGGCGGAATCGATTTTGTCAGCAAACTCACTGACAAAATCGACGGTATGGATTTTTCGCCCATCACAAAAGGCATAGAATCAGCCTTTTCACGGGTCAGCGGAATTGGTGACACCATCAAAAACGCCCTAAAAGGTGTGGATTTTTCAACCGTGCTTGACGGGGTTGTCAAGGTGTTTGACATCGTCGGCGCCAAAACAAAAGCCGTTTTTGAGGTGTTAAAAACCATCGGTCAACATATTAACTTTGGCGAGGTTTTCCGCGGTGCGTTAGATGTCCTCAAACAAATCAGCGACGCTGTCGGAACCGTTATTAAAGGTATCGGCTCCATGGTTGAAAAAATCGACTGGAATAAAACTTTCGAAGGTGCGGGCCATGTGATCAGCTCCATCTTGGACGCTGTCAAGTCAATCGCCAAAACGCTTGGCGATGCTTTCGCATCCGACACCATGCAGGGCGCATTGGGTGCAGTTGGTAACCTAATCAAGCAAATTGTCGACAGTGTAAAAAGCGTGGCGGATTCACCAATTTTCAAGCAAGTCGTGGACTCACTCGTTTCTCTTGTCGGTTCTGTTGCTAATATCATTACCGGGCTGATTAAGTCCATCGGTGAAGCATTCAAGAACAGCGACACCAGCGACACGATTTCGCACATTGTCGCGGGTGTCAAGGACATTGGCAAAAACTTGGCCGACATGGTGAAAACGCCAGGTTTTCAAGAGTTTGTGACGGGTACCCTTGGCGTACTTTCCACCGTGCTTGGCGGTATTGTCGCACTTGTCAAAGACGTGAGCGGTGCATTCACTGGCATGTTCAAAGACCAAGGCAACGCCGACACCATCAAGGAAACCTTCCAAGGTATCAACGACGCGATCGCACAAATTTTCGGGATCGTTAAGGACGTTGGCAAAGCCATCTTCGACGCTTTCGCCAACCCTGAAAACAACGAGAAAATTCAAAACGCATTCCAAAACATCAAAGGCATTTTCGAGGATATCAAAAACTTCATCGAGTCCGACGCCTTCCAAGCGATACTCGGAGCCTTTGCCGGTTTGTCGGCGTCGCTTTTGTCGGCCGCTACCAATATTGGTCAAGCCATCACCGGGGCATTTAATGACCCAAGCATCCAAGAGAACATCAAGGGAATAGCTGACAGCATTAAAGGCATCGGGGACACGATCAACGAATGGACGGAAAGCAAAGCATTCCAAACAGGCGTGCAAGCCATCATCGATGTGTTCACCTCACTTTATAACACGGTGGCGGATGTCATCGACAAATCCACCAAGATTGTGAAGGACTTCTTCAAAGATGCGGACTTCAGTTCATGGGGC